GGCCTCGTACGGTGCCTTGGGCTTGCTGCTGCCGCCCTTGCGGCCACGAATGTCTACTGCTGCGTTCATGTGCTTTCCTGCGGGCAAAAAGAAACCCGCCGGAGCGGGCTGGGTAAACGGCTGTATCGATAGCCAGGCTGGAATAAACACCAGGTGGCAACGTATCGCCGCCCGATATAGTTTCGTGGCTCACCCAAGCGAACGGAGGTCGCCATGAGCGATTCATCGGACAGAATCGAAGCCCTGATCCATGCTCAGTCCATCCTGATTCAGGACTTGTACGCCCAGATTTATGCCGCCCGACCTGGGGAGCTGGAAAAGTGCAAGCAGCACTTGACCCACATGTTGAAATACAAGTGGGAGCTCCCAGCAGGATCTAGCGAGTCCGCCGCCGATGCGATAATGCGGATACAGCCACTGGCGATTGCTGAGCTTGAGCGTAACTTCGCTCAGATTCAGAAGATGATTCAGTCCATGCCGCCATTGCCGAACTGATGGACTCGGGCGAATAGAAGGCCTGGCTGGGCCGATACTCGCCTATCGAAAGCCGGCGGTCATCCATGATGGGCAGCTCCCGCCACGCCGAAGCGGACCTGACATTTTCCCGACAGCAGCACCGCAGTCAGGCCTGGCTTTCCCTGGTACGGGATGCGGTAGCTGCTGTCTCGAATCATCCCATTGCGACGGATGCGATCTACCTCGCGACCACCATCCATGATGGCTATCTCGGCATGACTGCCGCAAAGGAGGCCGCCCTCGATTCGGTACATGTCGGCCAGCACCAGGTCATAGTTCACGGTTTCCATGAAGCCTCCTACACCTTGTCTTCGGCATAAATCGACGCCGAGATGATCGCCCCGCCCCAGCGGCGCCTGCCGTAGCAGATCGGCACAGGGTTGCCGCTGGCGGTAGTGTTCCGGGCGCTGCCGAAGGCGTAGCTGGGGAGGTTTTCAGGGGCGGCGGATTGCTTCAGGCCGCCGGCTTGGGGGCTGAGCATTTGGATGACGCCGCCGGCGACCATGGCAATGCCTGGAGCCATAAGAGCCTGGAAACCAGGAATGAAGGAGGCAACGATCAGAATCACACCGATGATCGTCTGAAGAACGCCGCCACGCTTGCTTCCCCGCATCACCGGAG